GGCTGCGCTTCCACTAACGCATCTACCATAAACTTAACTTCGCGTTCTACCTCTGCTATCGCAGTAGGCGGGGCTATCCCACCAAATTCTTTCTGAAGCACTCTCATTTTCATATAGGACAAAATGAAGTTTACTGCCTCAGGAATGTCTATTTGATGAGTATCAGAAGTAGGTTTATTTGCATTTCTTAAATACCAAACAGTAAGCCCGTTTGAGAGCGTCTCTTTTGCTGCAGGGTTTAGTATTAGTTGAAACTTAGTATCCGTTAAATCAGAATTGTCATACCTAATTAGGTAGCGGTATCTGTATTGCTCGCTTGCAGTGGCAAAGTTATCTATAATCGCTTTTTTAATAAACTTATTCCACATCTTGATGCGGTCTACCGGATAAACTATGGTTCCATTTACATAGATTATTCCACGAATCTTTGACCCGTAAATCCCAGAAGGGAGGTCATACTCAGAGGTCCCGTCCACTAAACTTATAAAGGCTGTGTCTAGGAAATAATCCTCGCTAATCTTTAGAACCTCTTGTTCTGCCCTATCAATAGCTTGGTTAATCCAATCATTAAGCTCTGTATCTGATACGAATACCTCACTATTGATATCCATCTCATTTTTTACAATAGCTTTAATTTCTGCTCGCGTGTATAATTGCATTTATTTCCTACCCTTAACCCGTTCCATTATACGTCCCAACAAATAACCTTACAACTAAAGGGTCACTAGAGGAAGATCCTGAAACTGTAACCGAAATATGAGTGTTGGTGAAGGCACTATAATTGTATGTAATGGCCCCGGTCCCTTTTTGACTGGTTTGAATAACGTCCTTTGGAGCGTAACTAAAGGTATGGGCGGCCAAAAATGTACCGTCAGAGGCATAGGTAAGCTCCAAATGCTTAAAAGTAGTGTTAAGAACAGCATCCCGATCAAAAAAGTCGGACAGCTTTATAAAATTCTCTTTTATAAACTCATCTTTAACTTCGGGAATGAATAAGTTTATCAGCGACATTATTGCAGCCCCGAATCAGAAGTGTCATTTTTATAAGTGTCCTGAGTCATTCCTCTGACAGAATACTCCATGGATAACTCCAGAAATTCAAATCTTGCAGAATCCCCCTCATCCACTAGTTCCCATACTGCTGAAGTGGTAGATCCGGTAGCCCCACCATATTCTGTAGCAGATAGTCTTGAAGAAGAATCTCTTGCGGTGATATAATAAATTGACCCGGTATAGTCTATTATCTTTTTCCCTATTACATTAGTTGAGGACGGCCAAGATCCTGCATCAAGGTCTATCTTTCCTGCCACACTAAAAATAGTGATACTTCCTAGGGTGAGATAAGTTGCAATAACAGAATTAAACGCATCAGAGGTATACGCATTCGTAAACTGTATTTGCTTATAGTTACATCTATGCGGGGAAGGCATCCAACGCTTTTGCTCATATGTTGATGAGCCCTCATTAGTTATATTTATCTCTTTTAGATCTACGCTACCGGAATCTTCGTTTATAGTAGTAACACGGGCTAAAAAGTTATTAACCCCTCCTACTGCTACAGACTTAGCGGAAAATTTCATCTTAGTAACCCACTTATTATTCGCGGAATCCCCAAAATCAGTAGCGCATGTCCTAAAAGCCCAGATGACCGGATGAAGAGCGCCCAAATAATCATTTGCTACATCTACGGCGTCGCTCTCAAATGCGAGATCCTTAGTGGAGGCGGAATCAAAGTAGGCTAAGTACCCGTTGTTTACCCCTGCCCAATAAATTAAGTTGTTCCATCTAGAGAGACAAAAGATATCCATGGAATTACTTACTCCATTAAAGAGGAAGAAAGAGGACCTTGGCCCTAAGCCCCAGCGTAGATCTAGAGCCAGTACTTCATAATCCCCGCTATTTGCAAAATCATATACCGACCAATAAACATGGTTTCTTTCGTTGTCATATACGCCATATATCTTATCGGTTTTAGTGAGTTCCTTATAAGAATCGTTTAGATGCTCAGAAATCTTTTGGACGTTATATCCGTCGGTAATATAAAACCCGTGTACGCCAGGGTAAATTAATCCGGTAGGTGTTCTTACGATACCATTATGAGTAGTGCATCCATCACCCGTATAGATTTTTGTGGCGGTCATAAACCCGCCTCCAAGTTCATCGAAGCTCCCCTCTACTCGGTAAACTTCATTCTCTGTAAAAGCTATTAAACGTCCCTGGTAAGAATGAAGGCCTGTTACCGCATCTTCCAAGTCTACGTAAAAAGTAGCGGGTACGGAATCAGGATCTTGCTGAATGCTTTGTAGAATTCTTCCCCCTATTACCGAATCGACTCCTGCAACTGTAATCACAACATTGGCGTAGTAACAGTAGTCATTGAAGATATGAATATATTTACACTTAGGAGGAGGGTCGTTTTCTACTACTCCCCCAGTAGTATAAATAGTTGCATTTGCAGTTAATAGATCATCGGTTACTTTATCCTCAAAAGTAGCAGTCCCATTATCTACTTTTCCCACGTAGTAGTAAGTACTCCCGGAATCCACTGTTCTATAGATATAAACGTCTATATCGGTGGTATCCCAGTTATCCGTAGACCCATTTGCAAGAGTGGGTATGTTTGATATGTCCGTACCATTTGCATTTGTAATCATGGCGCTTACTGCGAGTTCATAATTAACAGGGCCGAAATCTTCATACGTTACTGAACCTGCAGTTCCCACGGTATAAGTATCATGATATAAAAAGGCATAAGCATGAGAGACAATGCTAGGTAAAGTATACGTCACGGAATTACTTGATGCGGTGTAAGAGCCGCCGTGGGCAGAGGAGTCTGAGTCATGGGCATTATAATCGGTTTGTAACTCAGTAGTTCTTGCCCCTATCTCGTCTGCACTATTATAAGTTAGGACTACATCTACAGCGGCAGCGGACGTTAAATAAGTAGGAGCCCATGCCCTTGCGGTTGGGTGAAATCTAGATAAAGAATAATCGATAGACTCTGCGGCATTTGAGGCAGTAGCGGCGGTATCAGTAGTCACGGATGTATTTGTGATTACAGAAACTACTTTTGTACCACTTGGAAAATCTGCATGCCTTACGTACATCCCTGCCGTTATACCTGTAGTATTTGCCACGGAACTAATTAAGGTACTAGTATTTGTAGAGCCGGTAGTCACCACAGGCGTATAGGTTGAGTCCAAGAGATGAAAGAAGGCTTCCTGTCTTAAGTTAACACAAAGGGCCCACGCGGATTCTAAATCCGTGGCATCTGGCATATTAATGGCAAAATGTGTGGAGGAGTCTACAACATGGGCGTCTGTATCTGCGGTGTGGAGTACAAACTTAGCTTTTATGTCATTTAGAAAAGCATAAAGCTCCTGCATATTTCCTACTACAGAGGGTCCGGTAGTTAGATCTCCTATTTTTGCACCGTCTGAAAAATCCTTATACGCATCTTGATCTTGCCAAGCTGGATTATGTGCAGACCTAGAATAAATATGTAGGTTATACCTATCATAAATTTCATCAAGCATTGCCGAGCACGTTGCTAAATCCGTGGCGTCTGCGGGCTCACTTAAAGTTCCGTCTGGATTAGTAGTAGTTCCAGTTAAATAAAGAGAGCCCGTATTAAGAGAGGAGCGTAAAGAACTATTATCATAATGGGATATCCGAGGATCTCCAATAATGTCCCCTTGCTTCACCACTTCGTCTATATGAACTAGATAAACTTCTTTCAATGTATTAGTTAACGTAATAAGGGTAGCTAGATTGGTGGCATTTGCGGCGGCACTAAGAGTGATAGCATTGTCGGTATCTAATACAAAATGGGCTGGGAATTCAAAACCATCTCTATAAGTAAAAGCTATTTTCGCATTTACAGTAGTTCCCGTCGCTGCCTGAGATAAGGTGACCGCACTTGCCCCAGTATTAACACTAACTACAGTAGTTGCGGCGGGTATATCCGTACCCCATACACCCATAAGGGGGGCTACTTGTAGCACCTCATCTACGTTTGTGAGGGTGGTACTAGTATTTGTATCAGAGTCACTTAACGTAAATTCATAATCTCCGGTAACGTAAACCCCGATATCCCGAAAATGACGATATAGATTATTTTTTAAGTTGTTGGCTAAAGTCTCTGCAGCGGTTTGAATAGTTGCGGTCACATAGTTTGCGGCATCTGCAAGATTGGGCAATCCAGCGTTTCTAACTTGGGGAGTACCCCCATTTTGTCTAAAAATTTTTATAGGTTTATCCGGCTCAGAAGTTGTAACAAAATAGTGTCCCTGCCAAAAGGCAAAGCTTGTTACTTGAGCAGCTACAGAGCTTA